GAATCGCAATATCATTTTATGCTGGCTCCGCAACTGAGGAGACTCACAGGCTTTATAAAGTTATTCTCAATGGCTTTGAGTACACGGCTACTCCATAATTAAACTTTTCATACTGTATAAGCGAGTACCTTAACTTTACGCTTCTTAAATAAAACAGTTTTCGTCATTTAGAAAAATAAAACACTATTTATTTTTGACGAGCTATCGTGTTTGGAGTTAATTTTTATGTCTTCACTATTAGAAGAGGCGATCGTGGACGCCAAAGCCCTTAAGGAAGCAGCATTGAAGAATGCTGAAAACGTTGTATTGGAAAAGTATTCTGGCGAAGTTAAGAAAGCCTTAGATACTTTACTAGAGCAAGAAGAACCAGAAGAGAGTGGCGAAGACGAGGCTCTTACAGAATTTACAGACGGTGTTCCTTACGCATTTCAGAACGAAGAGTTAGATGCTCCAGATGATGAGATCGTTGAGATCGATTTTGATGCTCTCAAAGAAAAGCTTGCGCTAGAAGATGAAGATGTTGAGGAAGAAGACCTTAACGATGCTCTAGAGATGGCTGGCGAGATGGCTCCAGAGCTTAAAGCTTCTGCCGAGGAAGATACTGCTGAACTAGGTGCAGAGCCAGTCGAGCCTCCAGAAAAAGACGATGATCTCAACTTGTCCGAGGACTTTATTAAGCAAGCAAATAATGATGCTATTGCAGCTGTTAAGGAAGCACACCTTGAGGAAGAAGAGGAAGAGGAGATTGAAGAAGATACCGCACCAGATGTTGTGCCGGTTGAGCTTCACGAGACAAAAATCTCCGAACTTACAGAATCTAACAGAGAGCTTCGTGCTCTCATTGTTGAAGCCAAGGGTCAACTTACAAAGTTGAATCTTGATAACGCCAAGCTTGTTTATCAAAACAAGGCTTTGAATAGCGTCTCCTTGAATGAGCGACAAAAAGCACAAATTGTCGAAGCTGTTCAATCTGCCAATTCTGTTGAAGAAGCAAGTATGATTTTTGAAACAATTCAAAACGCAGTGGGGAACACTCCTGATCAGAGAACACGTCCACAAACACTACGTGAAGCGGTTCAAAGACCTACGTCGCTTTTGATCAATTCTAAGAGAAACAACGAGGCAATTAAGGATCCAGCAATGGGTCGCATGCTGCGTTTAGCAGGTTTGAATAAATAAACAATAACATTCATATGGAGGTATATTAAAAATGTCTATTGTACAAAGATTGACAGAGGGTATCGTCAATCGAGATCTCGCCAAGGAGGGTGCTGCACTTATCAACAAGTGGGAGCAGACAGGTCTTCTTGAGGGCATCTCTGATGATACACAGAGAAACGGTATGGCCCGTTTGCTTGAGAATCAGGCAAAGGAGCTTCTCCGTGAGTCTTCCAGCATGGCTGCTGGTGACGTAGAGGGTTTTGCCGCTGTTGCATTCCCACTTGTACGCCGTGTATTCGGTTCCTTGATCGCTAACGATCTCGTAAGCGTTCAGCCAATGAGCCTTCCATCAGGTCTCATTTTCTTCCTTGACTTCACCTTCGGTGGCGTCTTCGGCAACGAAGCTAACCGTCTTGGAAATGTATTCGATACATCACTCTACGGTGGTGGACGAGTTGGTTCCGAGATCACCGGTGGTGTAATCCTTGATGGTGTAAACGCTGAGCGCGGCCCATACGCACTTAACAACGGTTACTCTTCACCAACAGGTTCGATTACCATCACAACTACAATGCGCGCTTCAGGCTCTGTCGGCGCAAACGGTCAGTTCCTCGCAGACGCAGGAGCCACATCCGGTTACGATGGCGTCGATATGCTACAGTTCGATCCGGATCTAGTTTCTGGTTCCAGTGTTGCAATTGCTACAATTCCAAAGTCTGAGTTGACAACAGGTCAGTTTAACTTTGAGGATTATGTTGCTCTTACTGTTGCTGAAGGTGCTGCTGGTGACCTAGCTGATGGTCGTTTGGTTCGCCGCCTTACACGCGAAGACGATCAGGACGAAGGTCTTGTTCTTCTTATCGTTAATGCTTCCGGCTCTGAGTCGGCAGCAAATCTCTCTACAGCTCTAGACGGCGTAGACACCTGCACAGCTCCTATCAAGGATGACTTTATTACAGGTGGCGACATTGGTTCCGTTGTTGGTGATAGTACTTGGGCACTTGAGAACAACGATGAGATCCCAGAGATCGACATCAAGGTCGATTCCGTAGCAGTCACAGCTGTAACCAAGAAGCTCAAGGCTAAGTGGACACCAGAGCTGGGTCAAGACCTCAACGCTTACCACAACCTTGACGCTGAGGTTGAGCTTACTCAGATCCTTTCTGAGCAGATTGCTCTTGAGATCGACCGCGAGATCCTTGAGGATCTTATACGTGGTGCGACAGCCGGTACACGTTACTGGTCCCGTCTCCCAGGTCAGTTCTTGAACCGTCTAACTGGTGCTGTTTCAGCTACAACCCAGGACTTCACTGGTAACGTATCCGAGTGGTACGAGACTCTCGTTGAAACAATCAACGAGGTTTCTGCTGAGATCCACCGCAAGACTCTTCGTGGTGCTGCAAACTTTGTGGTATGCTCCCCAGAGGTTGCTAACATCCTAGAGTTCACAGCTGGCTTCCGTGCAAACGTTACAGCTGATGCTGACCGTGGTGATATCGGTGCTGTTCGCGTTGGTTCCCTCTCCAAGAAGTTTGATGTTATGGTTGACCCATACTTCCCACGTCAGTTGATCCTCGTTGGTCGACGTGGCTCCAGCTTCCTTGAGAGCGGCTACGTGTACGCACCTTACGTACCACTACAGACCACACCAACAATCTTCGGTGTAGAGGACTTCGTACCTCGCAAGGGTGTCATGACCCGTTACGCCAAGAAGATGGTCCGTCCAGACATGTACGGCTTGGTTATTTGTAGAGGTCTTGTTGAGAACCCAACAAAATAGTTAGCCTGACTTAAGGTCAAAATAATGAAAGCCCTGCCTCTTTTGAGGTGGGGCTTTCTATTTATTAATAGATAAAAATCAGAGGACCGTTAATGTCAATTCCAAATCTCAATCCAGCATCCACTTCAAACGCCAATATACTTCCAGTTACAGGGGCGGCAGGAAATGTAGCAACAACTTTACCTTTTGGTATATATGCCACATCAAATGCTTTTCTATCTGGCGCCGCCGATCAAGTTGCTTATACTTACAAGAAGTTGGGCGGTGATGTATTAGATATTGAATTAGCAGAAGGAAATGTGTACGCTGCTTACGAAGAAGCAGTTTTAGAGTATTCTTATTTAGTTAACTTACATCAATCTAAAAATGCTCTTTCTAGCCTTCTAGGTGGGACCACGGGATCTTTTGATGAGGATGGACAGATTGTTTCAGGAGATTCCTTATCTGGCTCTAATATTTCGTTAAGATACCCTAGATTTGATTACGGGTATGTTAGAAGAGTTTCAGAAAGACTAGCAACAGAAGCAGGTTTTGGAGGTTTAACCCCAATTTATTCTGCCTCTATTGATACTGTGGCAGACAAACAAGATTATGATTTACAAACCTTAATCTCGTCATCCTCTGATACTGATACAACAGTCCCTTACTATGGTCAAGTGCAAGACAAAAGAATTATTATCAGAAAAGTATTCTTCAAGACCCCGCGAGCAATGTGGAGGTTCTATGGTTACTATGGTGGATTCTCAGTCGTAGGTAACTTAAGAACTTACGGTCAGTATGCTGATGATTCTACTTTTGAGATTGTTCCAACTTGGCAAAATAAACTTCAAGCAATGGCTTATGAAGACGCACTTTGGACAAGAGTTTCGCACTACTCTTATGAGATTCATGATAATAATTTAAGAATCTTTCCAACGCCCGATACTACATCTCCGGACAAGTTTTGGGTTCAATTTACCATTGATGGACAATATCAAGCGTGGGAAGAAACTGGTCGCGGCGATGAGGGTGTGGAAGGTGTCAACAACTTAAACACACTTCCATTTGAAAACATCCCATACGAAAACATTAATGCTATTGGTAAGCAATGGATTCGCAGGTTTGCATTAGCTTTAACAAAGGAGATTCTTGGACAGGTTAGAGGTAAGTTTGCCACAGTTCCAATTCCTGGTGAATCTGTGACGCTTAATGCTAGTGACTTATTATCCCAGGCAAGAACTGAACTGGATCAGTTAAGAGAAGAACTTAAAACTATTCTTGAGGAAACTACTTACGATAAGTTGGCTGCGGCTGATTCAACATTGCAAGATTCATCTAAGAAGGTTCTTGAGAACATTCCAGCCGGCATTTACGTAGGATAAATAAATGTCACGTAGCAAAAGAACTGAGAGACAAATAAAAGATAAGAGATCGCAACGTTTTGATTATGTTGGCGACAAAGAAGTTGCTGCTAAACTTCAAGAGATAGAGTTTATGCCTTCGTCTTTAGAGACGATAGATAAAGCTATGCTTCGTTTTATTGATGAAGAACTTAACCTTTTTGCCACAACAAATAATGGTTTTAAGAAAGTTCCAGTTCTGTGGGTTACAGCCGAGCGAGCCTTTCAGATAAAACACAACAAAGATCTGCGAGATAAAGAAGAAACTCTAATCCTTCCTTTAATAACGCTGAGTAGAACCAACGTAACCAAAGAGCCAAACTATCGCGGCACTGTGTTTGCGAACCTATACCCCGTTGATGACGAGAAGGGTGGCACTATTACTGTTGCGAGACAAATAAATCAAAAGAAGACAGCAGAGTTTCAGAATGCACAGGCAAATAGAAAATACGGTGCGAATAAAGATGTTTCCAGCAAAATGCTAAACACAAACAAAAGAAACATGTCAACCGCAAAGACAGTGTATGAAACAATAACTATCCCAATCCCTACTTGGGTTAAAGTAATGTATGAGATTACCATTAGAACAGAGTATCAGCAGCAAATGAATGAGCTTATTCGTCCGTTCATTACAATTCCTGGGAACTCAAGAACTCCAAAGCGTATTGAGGCTGAGGGGCACTATTACGAAATCTTTATCGATGGCGGGTTTTCCAATAACTCCAATCAAGCCAATCTTGGTATGGAGCAAAGAAACTACGAAACCAATATCAATATTGAAACTCTTGGTTACCTTATTGGTGAGGGCGAAAACCAAGAAAGACCAAAGATTGTAAAGCGTGAAAACGCTGTTGATATCAAACTCGGCAGAGAAAGAACCATAGTCGGAGATATCCCACAAAGCATTAAAGATGGTTTTTACAGAGAATAATTCTCTTCCTACTATTTAACACTATTTACTTTGAACATTTTCGCAATGTAGGAGAACCGAACGAATGTCAGTTAAGAATTACCGATTTGTATCCCCAGGCGTTTTCGTCAACGAAATTGA